TACCTTACACTGCAGATTACACTAATGTGATGAGGAATACGTTATTAAAAGATTTAAGTTGTTATGATAATTTTAAATTTTTTAACCTAACAGATAAAGAATTCATGAAGCGCTATCATGATGGCGTTCCAGTCTACGATCATTCTAAAGAAACTATTTATAATGTTTATGATCTAGTTCATTTTGATGGACCTCATCAAACAAAAGAAGTTTTAGAAGAAGCACTCTTTTTTGCAAATCGTTCTTCATCTACTGCGGTATTTGTTTTTGATGATTATAAAACATACGACATGGGTTTAATTGGTAAGGCGTTAAGTTATTATAATTTCAATGAAGTTAAAAAAGGAGAGAATAAAATAATCTATGCAAAGAAAATATAAAGCAGGTTCTAGTATAACGGTTATTCCAAACTATATGCAGTATTGGATTGAATCTAAGCCATGGGGACAAGAGATTAGAATTGTTAACGATAATGATGAGGTTATGGTTATTGAATGCAGGTGGGCAAAGTACAAACGGTCTTATGAGGTTAAGTCTTTAGATTTACCTTGAAAAAATAAGTTATTAAATATACAGATACCGAATGAGAAAAACAACTAGAAAAACACCTAAAAAGTATGTAGACTCAAAGGCTGCTCAAAAGCGAAGAGCTCCGGCTGCAATTAAAGGATTTAAATTTAAAGGAATATTCTAATGGCAATAGAAAAAGATTTACCACCCGTACAAGGAAATGTTGAGGCAACCGATATAGAACTACCTAGCGGCATTGCACAAGAGCCAGGGGTTGAAATTACTGAAGATGAAGAAGGTGTTGAAATTAATTTTGAACCAGGAAAAGAAGTAGATACAGAGTTTAGTGAAAACATTGCAGAGAAGATGGATGATAGCGATCTATCTTCCTTATCATCAGAACTTGTAACAGAGTTTAGAAATGACAAAGATTCAAGAAAAGATTGGGAAACAACTTACACACAAGGACTAGATCTTTTAGGATTTAAGTACGAGCAAAGAGATCAACCCTTTCGTGACGCAAGTGGCGTGACCCATCCCTTACTAGCAGAATCCGTTACACAATTTCAAGCACAAGCTTATAAAGAACTGATGCCAAGTGCTGGCCCAGTCAATGTACAAATTGTAGGCAAAGAAACTCCAGAAGTATACGAGCAATCTATTCGTGTTAAAAATTTCATGAATTATCAAATCATAGATATCATGGAAGATTATACACCCGACATGGATCAGATGTTATTTTATTTACCATTATCAGGATCTACATTTAAAAAAGTTTATTACGATGAAGGATTAGAAAGAGCAGTATCAAAATTTATTCCAGCAGAAGATTTAGTTGTTCCTTACACAGCGACAGATTTAGAAACATGTGAAAGAGTTACACATGTTGTTAAAATGTCTTCTAATGAATTTAGAAAAAAACAAGTAGCAGGTTTTTATAGAGACGTAGAAATTAATCCATCCACAACAAATATTGAAGATCAAGTTAAAGAAAAAGTAAGTGACATAGAAGGAGTTAAAAAAGTTGGCGGAGACTCTGATGAAGTTACTTTATATGAAATGCATACACTATTAGATCTAGAAGGATTTGGTGATAAGGATGAAGATGGAGAAGAGACAGGAATTAAAGTTCCTTATATTGTTACCATAGAAGAAAGCAGTGGAGAAGTTTTATCTATTTATAGAAACTATAGTGAAGATGATCCTTTTAAAAAGAAAAGACAATATTTTGTTCATTATAAATTCTTACCAGGTTTAGGCTTTTATGGATTTGGTTTAATTCATATGATTGGTGGATTGTCACGTACAGCCACTTCCGTGCTTAGACAATTACTAGACGCAGGTACATTAGCTAACTTACCAGCAGGATTTAAATCAAGAGGGCTTAGAGTTAGAGATGATGCTGAACCAATTCAACCAGGTGAGTTTAGAGATGTAGATGCTCCAGCTGGGGATTTAAGAGCCTCTATCATGACGCTTCCATTTAAAGAACCCTCTCAAACACTATACTCATTGTTATCGTTTGTAGTAGAAGCAGGTAAACGATTTGCATCTATTGCAGATCTACCAACAGCTGATTCTAATTCACAAGCACCCGTTGGAACAACGATTGCTCTTCTAGAAAAAGGATCTCGTGTTATCTCTGCAATTCATAAACGATTACATTATTCTTTAAAAACAGAATTTAAATTATTAGCAAAAGTATTTTCAGAATATCTTCCACCCGTTTACCCTTACGAAGTTGTAGGTGGAGATCGTTATATTAAACAAACAGACTTTGATAGTAGAGTAGATGTTATTCCAGTATCTGATCCAAATATATTTTCTATATCGCAAAGAGTAACAATGGCACAAACTCAATTACAACTTGCTCAATCTGCTCCTGCATTACATAACTTAAGGGAAGCATATCGTAGAATGTATGAATCCATGGGAGTACAGAACATAGATAATATTCTTAAAAAAGAAGAACAACCTAAACCAAAAGATCCAGCAATTGAAAATGCAGACTCATTAGAAGATCAACAAAACTTATATGCATTCCCAGGTCAAAATCACGATGCACATATCTTAGCCCATTTAGTGTTTGGCTCTAGTCCAATGATTATGGCTAATGCAATGGCAGCTATGAAATTACAAAAACATATTATGGAACATGTTTCTATTAAAGCACAGGAACAAGCTGAAGTTCAAATAAGACAAATGCAAACTCAAGGTATGGATCCTCAATCTATTGAACTTGCTAAAGCTTCTATGATTGCACAATTAGAAGCTCAGTTTACTCAAGAAGTAAAAACTAAATCTACAGAAATATCTGGAGGTGCTGCACCAGATCCTATAGTTGAATTAAAAGCTAAAGAGCTTCAAATAAGACAACAAGATAATTTATCTGACGCGCAAATAGCTCAACAAAGAATAGTATTAGATCAACAAAAACTACAACAAAAAATGATGGCAGATGCTGCTAGAATAGAATCTCAAGAAGATATTGCTAAATTAAGAACTTCTAATAAGAACAAACAACAGTAGGTATTGACTATACCTTTAAAAGATTTATTCTATGATAATGGACAAAAAAGATAAAGCGGTAGAAGAAATGATGTCAAACATCCATGAAGAGATGTTAACTTACCTAGAAGAAGGTAAAGACATATTTGAAATAGGCGCAGCTTATTTAGGTATGGCAAGATGGATTTATGTTACTGCTTTAGGTAGAGAACAAGCAGCAGAAGTTTTTAAAGATGCTGTTAATGCAAAGGGTATTACGTTTTCATTACCAATGAACATAAACTTACACTAAAGGTACATTATGAAAAAAGATAAGTCACAAAAAAAGATTTCTAAAGTAATGAAAGAGTTTAAAGCAGGAGAACTCAACATTGGTAAATCTGAACAGAAAGTTAAAAATCCAAAACAAGCAATAGCAATTGCTTTATCAGAAGCTGGTAAATCTAAAATGATGGCATCTGGTGGAATGGTAAAGTCTAGCAAGAACAAAGCTAGAGGAGCAGGAATAGCTATTAAAGGAACAGATTTTAAAGGTGTGTTTTAATGATCCAAATGTTAGGAGCAGTTGCGCCACTTGCAAAAATTTTATTTAATACAATTGAAAAATCTGTACCTGATAAAGATTTACAAGAAAAATTAAAAGCGCAACTACAAACACAATTACTACAATCTAATACACAAGAGCTACAAGCTGCAGCAAAAATTATTGAGGCAGAGGCCAAAGCGGGTGCTTTTGCATCGAGCTGGAGGCCCCTGTTAATGTACGTATTAATATTTATTTTGGTCTGGAATTATATTCTAGGACCAGTTGTAAAGATATTCACAGGAGCTGTTATCTCCTTTGAATTGCCTGGCGATGTTTGGGGTCTTCTTCAAATAGGTTTGGGCGGTTACGTCGTGGGACGCAGTGCGGAATCAGTTGCTAGAACAATAGCAAACAAACCAGCTGCGAATAAACAACAAGAAAACGGATAGGAGAAAATATGAGAAACGATTATGGAATAAGACCAAGAGCAAAACTTAAAAAAGGTGGCAAAGCTGATATGTTAACTGCTAAAATGTCAAAAGACAAAAAAGGCAGAGCAATGAAAAAAGGTAAAAGATAATGGGTGATATATCTTTAAGAGGAAGAGGAATTGTTAGAGTTGGTTTAGCAAAAGGTGGTAAAGCATTTCCAGATTTAACAGGTGATGGTAAAGTTACTAGAGCCGATGTTTTAAAAGGAAGAGGTGTTTTTAAAAAAGGTGGAATGACTAAAAGTCAAGAAACTGTTAAAACAGCAATGAGCAAGTTTAAAAAAGGTAAATTACATTCTGGAAGTAAAAAAGGTCCAGTTGTAAAATCTAGAAAACAAGCAATTGCTATTGCTCTTTCAGAAGCCGGTAAATCAAAGAAAAAATAATGGCTAAACTTTGCCCAAGAGGAAAAGCAGCAGCAAAAGCAAAATTTGACGTATACCCTAGCGCGTACGCGAACATGTATGCGAGCGCTGTTTGTTCTGGTAAAGTAGTTCCAGGTGGACGTAAAAAGAAAATGGGTGGAGGAAGCGTTTCACAACAAAGAAAAATGGTATCTAATTATAAACAAGGTGGTATTGCAAAAGGTTGTGGCGCTGTATTAGAAAATAGAAGAAAAGTTACAAAAAAATATTAATATGAGTTTACGTAAATGGGTTGCTGAAAAATGGGTAGACATTGGAGCAAAACGTAAAGATGGTTCATATGCTCCTTGCGGAAGATCAAAAGGAGAGAAAAGAAAAGGCTATCCAAAATGTGTACCACTTGCAAAAGCTAGATCAATGTCAGAAGGTCAAAGACGTTCAGCAGTTGCAAGAAAAAGAGCCGCAGGAAATACGGGACCTAAACCTAAAAATGTTGCAACATTTGCAAAAAGAAAAAAAGCTGCTAACGGTGGCATTATAAACATGACAACTATGAGATACATATAATGGGTGATATTTCTTTAAGAGGAAAAGGTAGAGCAATGTTAGCATCTGGTGGAACACCTGCTTGGCAACGTAAAGAAGGTAAATCTGAATCAGGTGGATTAAATAAAAAAGGTATTGCATCTTATAGAGCTGCAAATCCTGGATCAAAATTATCAATGGCAGTTACAACAAAACCCAGTAAGTTGAAAAAGGGTTCAAAAGCTGCTAATAGAAGGAAGTCTTTTTGTGCTAGAATGTCTGGCATGAAGAAAAGATTGACCTCTGCAAAAACTGCACGAGATCCAAACTCAAGAATTA